TCAGGTACACCTAATGACATTTCAGCACTTTCGCCTTTAGGGTGGTGGAAGATGGGAGATGGTGATACTTTTGCTACTCTTACTGATAATGGGTCAGGCTCAAATGATGGCACGATGACAAATATGGCTTCAGACGATATCACAGGAGCGCAAACCACAGGAATAATGACAAACATGGTATCAGGCGATATTGAAGAAGATGTACCAAGCTAAAAATTAAATTATGAACAATTACACATATACAATTATAGACATCGCAGACCTTGATAATGTAAACTTCTCTGAGGTTCACGAAACAAGCGCAGAAACAATAAGAAAGAGTATTAATGGCACTAAGTTCGTTATGGAGTATAGCGAAACACCATCTTTCGTTACTGATGGCACGATAACGCCACTAGCAACCTTGAATCATAGTGAGGCTCTGGAGTTGATGGCAACAGATGAATGGACAAGCTCTGACCCATTAGCGTAATGTCAGGCGAAGAAATACGGAAGATAGCCAGAAAGTATCATAATCCCAAAGACAGGATTAATGAGAGGTGGCATCCCGTATATCAGGATGAATGTAAAAAGATAGCACGCAAGGCTCTTGAGAAAAGAATAATGGAGAAATATGTATCTAGAAAAATTAATACAGAAACTAAAAGAAGCACCCTGCATGACGGCTAAAGATAAAAAGAACGTGGCTATCAATATCGCCATATGTGAGATGCAGATAAAGATCAGGGATGAAAGAGCTAAAAATTGATATTCAATACATTGCTACCTTTGGCATCTTTGTAAGCACATTGGTAGGCTTCTATTACACAACCAGCTACAGACTTGATGAGTTAGAGAAAAAGGTTACTACCTTAGAATCCAATAGCGAGGCGGTGATCAGGCTTGAGGAACGACTAAAGAACGTACAACAAAAGACCGATGAGATATATAGGCATATTATTTCTTCTGATTAGTTGTGGCAGCCATCAAGCTGATGAGCCTGTTGTTGAAAAAGATACTGTCATTATTCACGACTATTTGAGGGGTAGTGATACTTTAATAATTGATACTTCAAAGAAATGCCAAAAACAGATTATTCATGAGCAGATGGAAAGGGTGTCAAAGCTTAATAGAAAACTTGAAAGGATCAAAAAAAGACTTGAAAGAACCAAACGTAATAGCAGCTATTAGAAAGAAAGGGCATGATGTCTTTGAGGGTGATAGTAAACCTTTCAACCTTAACATCGTAGCGGTCAGAAGTAATGACCCAAAGGTGAATGTCTTCAATGATCATATGCACCTGTGCTGGAAGTATCGAGGGCAATGGAATGACTTTAATTTTCCTATCACCTGCGACTCAGGATTGTATTGGTTAAATAATCCTCTTTCTAAATTAGGCACTGCCATCGTTAAGGAGGGTCAGTATAAAGGACTTTGGAAGACAGGATTACATAGAGGTAAATACTTTGCTCTAGTACAAAAGAATCCTGTTACTGTTATAAGAGATTACAACAAGGATGATGTCTTAGACTATGAATCAGGCGTTGAGGAATCTGGGCAATTTGGCATAAATCACCATCGGGGGAATGCCTCAAGAGAAAGTTTTAAGGTGGGCAAGTGGTCAGCAGGCTGCCTTGTCAACCCTCACCCTAGAATCTTTGAGATAGAGATGGAGATATTCAGGGAAGCAGCAAAGATATGGGGTGACTCATTTACATTAACACTAATAAAAGAAAGTGACTTATGAAAAAGAAGATATTAAAGAAAGCCTTATTAATAGGTAAATCGGTAATTTTTGGCGTAGCCGATAATGTGCCTGTTCTTAATAGTATAAAGGCTAATATAGAATCAGAAGCAAATGGCAAAGGGAATATAGATTGGCTGAGAATGATGACCGCAGTGGCCACTCTTGGCCTTATCGCAGCTTTCCTTATGGGTAAGATTACAATGGATGAAGTGGAACAGCTTCTCGACCTTATCTAAACTCTTTTGGGGGATAGTAATAATTTGGCTAGTGATGATATGCCTCAAGGTTTTGATATAAGCAGGCAGAGTTTAAATGTCATAAATGTCGATATGGAATATAAGAAAGGCTGGGAGCAGTTATTTCTATTATGTTCTGATGTTCATTTCGATAATCCTGATTGTGATAGAAAGCTATTCAAGAAACATTTAGACAAAGCGGTACAGGAGGGCGCAGGCATACTTATTAATGGCGATTTTTTCTGTTTGATGGAGGGTAGGTCTGATCCACGTAGTGCTAAGAAGATACGTAAAGAACATCTAGGTGCTAATTGGTTAGACAATATCATCGAAGATGCTGCTGACTTCCTTGCCCCTTATGCTGCTAACCTAATTATGATAGGGGTCGGCAACCATGAGAGTGCTATCCTGAAGCGGTCAGAAACAAACGTCATTGAGAGGCTTTGCGCCTTACTTAAATATAAGACAGGGCAGCCCGTTTATAATGGTCAGTATTCAGGTTTTATAAGGTTCATGTTCAAGTTTAAAACTGTAGGTGGCTTCTATGGTGGTAGGATGAGTAAGATACTTCACTATCATCATGGCTGGGGTGGTAGCAGTAATATGACTAAGGGTGTTAATAAACATATTCAGAGGTTAAGCTTCGTTCCCGATGCCGACTTTCATTGGATGGGTCACACTCATCAGGAATATGTTATCAACCATCAGAGGTTGAGATTAACCCAGAAAGGCAAGATATATCAGGATGAATGTTTGATCATTAATACGAGTACTTACAAAGATGAATTTAAGGGTGGAGCAATGGGCTGGGCAAATGAAAAGGGTATTTCACCCAAAAGAAAGGGTGGATTATTCTTGAGGTTTTACTATGATCAGACTGACAGTCAAGACCGCAAGCCAATAAAGGCAGAGGTGTTCAGAGTGAAGTAATGGGGTAATAACCTCAATTTTATAGCTTCAATTCCCCATGTTTTAATGAAATAATTTATGTACATGGCAAGGACATATGAGATATTTATGTACATATCAGGCTTAAAAAACCTTTATGGTAAAGTGGGGTAAAGGAAAATAAAATTAACTTTTCTTAAATAATACAAAAAAAAGAGTAAAATTCTTTGTTCTTATAACACATTGATTTATAAGGAGTTGTGCTAATTATACAAAATTAGTTTAAATTTAATTACCTAATTACTTTTTATTCTTGTTAATTATTATTAACTTTATAACATGACAAACAAACAAAACATAAACAAAAATTTAGAAATCATGGAAAACGATATTAAAACAACCGATGCCAAATTCTTTGTAATTGAAAATGATTTTTGTGGTTATTTAGAATTTAATAAAAGACGAGAAGAAATCTCATTCATTGACAAATATGGATATGCTGATGAATATTGTTTTGTTGGCACATATAGCAGATTACAAGATGCCATGAATGATTTATTTGATTTTTTTAAAAGACCTGATTTTGAAGATTATGTTGAAGAAAAATCAAAATATAGTATTTATTTTATTCAAGTAAAAAATGGCAAGAAAACAGAAAAGAAAGTTTTTAATATAAGAGCAAAAGATATTGAGATATATATGAATTATTAATTTCAACCAACCTCAACCCCCAGCCTGCCCTCGTTAGTTCGTTGGCGGGCATTTTGGGTAACTAAACTTAAACATTATGATATTAGTAGAGAACCATATAATATATCAGTTTGAAGATGCTTTAAGCCTTTTTGAAATAACTGTTTTAAAAATTGAGGAGGGTGACTTCTGGAGTAAAGTATTTGTAAGCGAACAAGACGAAGATCAGGCAATAAGATTATTAAACAACTTAAACTAAACAACATGGAATTTTTTATTACTTACGGATTATTCGGGATCATATTTATGAGTGCTTTATTCCTTACTCATGGAGTCCTGAAATACCTAGACAAAAAAGGAATTATCGACATACAAAAAATCATTAAAGACATTGAAAATGAAGACTAAAAACCTAATGATCAACTACGCCAACCAAATGAGGGCGGTATTGTTAACTAAGTGCCATGAGTATGAAGATGAATGGCTTATAGGGTGGTATGCCAACAGGCAAGAACTTCCAGAGTACCAGAACCTGTTTATCGTTGATGAATATGATGAGGATGAAAGAGGCTGGAGGTATTCAATAAGTAAAGAAAAAAATAATTTATATTGAATAATTTTTATTAACTTTGTTAAATATTTTTAAACTAAAATAATACTATTATGAAAAAGCCAATAAAAGAAATACAAAAACGAATGAATGATATAAACACTTTTCAATGCTGTGAGGGTGAAATATATTTAAGGGGAAAAGATGAATATGGGAAAGATTTTACCATATGTTTTGATGCTTATGATTTTCTAGAATGGGTAGATATTGAATATATAAAAAAGCAGACAATAAAGCACATAGAAAAAATTTAATTTATATTATTATTTAACTAAAATTAATTATTATGAAAAACACAGAGAGATTGAAAGAACTGGCGCAAAGCTACGAATTAACGGGAGAAGACTTCTTTAAGCACCCGACATTCGGGTTCGTGATCATCACAAGAACAGGTATCGAAAAGATTGCTGGTGTTGATAATATACAAATCACTTATGAGGTTGTAAAATGTGATGCCGACTTTGTAGTCATCAAAGCAATAGCAACGAAAGGTAAGGCAAGAATTGAAAGCTATGGCGAAGCTAACAGTAAGAACTGCAAGACATCTTATTTTGTGGCGATGGCAGAAAAGAGGGCTATGTCACGAAGCGTTTTGAAGCTTTCAGAATTTTATCGATTGGGGGTATATAGCGAAGTTGAGGCAGAAGAATTTAAAAGACCATCTAAAGCGAATAGCCATGCAGTCAGAAGTTAAGGAATTTAAACTGCCCACAGAGTTGAGGCAGATAACAATGGATGCCAGACTAAGACAAGAGATCATAGTGGCACTAGGCACTTATAAATACAAGGTCTTAAATTCTAAAGATGCATTGAATGATGTGACAGATACTATTATTGAACTTATTAAATACTACGAAGATGCGAAATATACGAATATCACAGAGCCTCATTAAAGAGGTACAGAAAGAGGGCTGCGAGTTAGCAGTCAAAAAGATGCTTGAGGGCGAAAGGACAGAGCCTACAGAGGCGATGCTTTCAGGCTTATACTTTGAACATTATTTAATTGGAAGTACAAGGGGTGGCGAAGTTCCTGAGTTCAAAGCTTTAAAAAGTGGCAACAAGCCAAAGGCAGAACTTGATCTTATAGACCTTATTGACAAGTCTAAAGAACTACTAACGGCAAATGATATCATTATAGATGAGGTGCAACCTGAGTATATACACAAAGATATTGTTGCCCATCTTGATGCAGTTGGTAGTGTTAGGGGTGAGAAATGCCTTATCGATATCAAATGGACAGGCACAAGGGAAGACGATAAGTGGAATGGCTGGGGTGATCCTTTAATGAAAGATGAGGCTCACATTCAGGCCAATCATTATACATGGACTTATATGATGGCAACGGGGAAGCACCTACCTTTTTACTTTATTGTTTTTGGTAAGAGTGGGTGGTGCAAGCTGATACGTTTTAATTGCGGTGAGAGTGCATTACAGAGGCATGAGGGCATTATAAATGAAACGAGGGATAAGGTGAACCAAATGATAAAAGATAAATTTAAATACGAGGCTCATCTTGGCTTATGTTCCAAGTGCTGGTACAAAGATACCTGTAAGAGTTTCAGCAATCATTTACAAATCGATAAAATAGAACTGTTATGAATAAGGAAACGATAACAAAATTGCAGTCATTATGTCTGGTCAGTTTACAGTTGGCACAAGAATCAGAAAAGGCTTATGAGTTAAGGAGTTTGATCTTGGGAATGTGTAAGCAGATTGATAGCATAATTGATGATGCAGAGATTGACAACGATTATAAACAAAGTAAAAGAGATTGATATGGATAAGATAAAAGAAATTGAAGATTATTTTAAAATAATTGATAAACTTATTGACCTGACTAATGAAAAAAATAAGTCATATCTAGAAATAAAAATTCTGCTGGATGCGTACAGAAAAAAGTATATAAATAATAAAACATGAAAAAGAAAACTAACATACACCAGCTTTATGCGATGTGCCAAGAGGTAGCACAAAGAGAAGATATAACAAAGGAACAGTTGTTTAATGGTGTTCACAAAATTTATATTGAATCCTGCAACATACTCGGCAAAACACCGATGACCTCACGACAATGGGAAAGAAAGGTAAAGAGGTTTAAGGATAAAGGCCTGCCGGTTTATAAGACAGACATAGACGATCTATACGCTATAACTACGGCAGTAAGCACGTTTGATGATAGCAGCAATGATGATGTGCTGAACGGCATAAAAAGGATGTATGAACTGACAATGAGTAAACTGTGAAGAAACATATTATAATAACCCTTGAAATCATCTACCTTATGTTTGCGTTGGCACTCATAATGATGATAGCAGGGGTAATATTTTTAATTAAAACAATAAAAAGATGGAAACAAAAATTGAAGTTATAAAAGAGAGAATCGAATATAAGGGATTCAAGAAGAAGTATTTAGCTGAAAAGATGGGCATTAGTAATGTTACCTTAAGCTATTACCTGAACAAGAAAAGAAAGATGCCTTTGATCATCAAGGCTAAATTAATTGGATTGCTTGGCTTATAGCTTGGCATCCTTTTTTATTTAAGATTATTATTATATTTTTAATTTTTATTAACAAAACTATATTATTATGAAAGACAAATATGAAGATTGGGTTTATCCTGTTCCTCCCGTATGTACAGCTTATTGGAACGAAAAAGATTGGAATAAATATATTTTAAAACATGGGCATAAAAAACAAAGATTTTATGTATGCATGACTGATAAATTTATGTCAGGATGGGGTCATTCTGATGATAAAATAAATAAATTTATAATAGAATGTGAAACACAGGAAGAAGCCATTCAGATAGAATATGCTGCACATAAAAGACCTGAAATGAAGTATATTAATATTCATACTAAAATGCCCAGATATAATAAAAAGAATTATTTAATAAGCTTAAAAAAGTTTAATGAATTAGGTTCTATTTGGACAGGTATAAAATCAGAATTATGAAAAGTTTATATTTCCCTCACGATAGCAATGCTCATGAAGATATGAGGATAATAGAGTTAAGAATGTCTTATGGATGGGAAGCTTACGGGCTGTTCTGGGCGTTACTTGAGATCATGCGTATAGCAGACGATTATTGTATCTCTGATAACATAAAACCATTGGCTTATAAGCTACAGGTCAAGCCTGTTAAGTTACAGGCCATAGTTGACAGATGCCTTGAATTAAAGCTTTTAAGTAAGGAGGATAATATGTTGTATTGTAAGGAATTGAATGAGAGGATGGTGGCGGTTGAAAGTAAGAGTGCAAATGCAAGAAAAGCAGCTATGCAAAGGTGGGGCAATGCAGATGCAATGCAAACGCATAGCGAACGCAATGCAATTAAAGTAAATAAAAGTAAAGTAAATAAAACTAAAATAAATAAAAGTATTAGTAAAGATACTAATACAGGCTCACGCCTTTTTAAAAATGATGAACTTTATGATTTTAAAAAGTTTCAAGAAAAATTTATAAATTCAAAATATGAAATTGCTGACCTTGAATATTATTATGAGGCCGTTAAGAATTGGGCTGACAGTAATGGCACAAAGAAAAAAGATTGGGGTGCTACGGCCAGAGGGTTCATGCTCAGAGATCTAAAAGACAAAAAATTAAAACTTAAAGATGGAATCAAAGAAATTACAGACGAAGATAGAGAGTTCAACAGATGGGTGGAGGATCACCTCAACAATTAAGTACATTGCCAAGCTCAACGGCATTAAAGACTTAAAAACCGAAGACCTCAAATTTGCTGCTGGTTGGCTTAAAAATAATATGTGGGGTATAACCCTTGATGAAGTGCTTAAAGCGTCAGAGATGGCTTTAAAAGGGTATATAACGTTAAAGAACGAACTGTTTGGAACTGTATCACCAAAGTATTTAGCTGAATTGATACAAAAATACAAGTTTTACAAGTCAGAAAAGGAAAAATTTATTACACCTGCTTTGCCTGAAAAGACAATAACGGAAACAGAGAAAACATCAATTATTAGAAACAACTTAATAACAACATTTGAAAAATATAAGGAAACTAGGGTGATGCCATTAGCAGCCTATGATGTATTATTTGGCTTTTGCTGGCACAAAGTTACTAAATATCCTGAAGAAATAGTGAACAAAATAAAATCTGAGGCCGAAGATTATTACAAACAGGACTATGAACTAGAGAAGACAAAAGTTATCAACGTATTAGAATTGAGGTTGCTTATCGACAAGTTCAAAGATATCAACACAAAGCACGTTTTCAAATCAAAGTGTAAAGAATTATATTTGAAAAGATATTTTGATGACCTGATAGATATGAATGAACACATAAAAGATTATATATGAAAACACAAGATCAAGTATTTAAAGTGCTGATGAAAAGAGCAGAGGCACGAGATAATGACAACTACCTGATATGGTTGGTATGGCAGAACTTTTATAAGGTATCAATGGCTAATATGATGACGTTTAGAGAGGACTTCATAAATAATAAGATACCAAGTGCAGATTCAATAACGAGATACAGGAGAAAGATTCAGGAGGAACATATTGAGTTGAGGGGTAAGAAATATGATGAAAGGCAGAACAAGACAAAGAAAGTTAAAACAGAATTAGGATATGAGAATTAGGATAACAGAAGAAATGAAAAAACAGGCATCAGTTGAAGCTGATAAAAGAGATGCCTATATAAAACATCATTTTGAAGTTGGTCATATGACAAAAGAAGAACGGGATAAAATTGGCTTTATAGGTGAATTTGCTGCCTGTAGTTTATTTGGTATAGATTGGAAAAATAATATAAGAGATAATTATTATACTATTGATAATTGTGATTTAATAATACATGGTAACAAGACTGATGTAAAAACCGAAACAGTACCATTGAAATATGCTAAGAAGATCATTAATGGAACAATAAAAGATGATGAAGTATATGGCAGGCGATTAATACATGAAAACCAATATAAATTATTAAAGAAATATGATTTAATATTGTTTGGTTTATTTATACGTAATGAATTAGATTATTTTTATTTTATTGGATATCTGGAAACGGAAGAAATATTAGATAATTACAGACCAACAATAAAAAGACCTGATGGTGGTCAATATCCTTTTTCAGCTTGCCCTATACCGACATCAGAATTAAAGCCAATTAAATATCTATTAAAAACACAAATGGAACTATTTTAAAATTACAACTATGAAAGAAGTAAAATTAAGGCATCCAAGAAGATACATCTTACATAATGGCAAAGCGGAGTTTGTTGAAACGTGCCAGATAACAAATAAGGAATATAAGGTGGTAGTTCCTTTTGAAGATTTCAGGCGATGGAAAGAGAATAAAGAGCTGGCGCATAAAGTATTTGATTACCTTAATGCCGATGAAAGAGAATTTATTATAAGTGGCTTTACGCCAGAAGAATTTAAACATATAACATCATGAAAGAAAGAGAACTATTTGCAGCACTAGCCATGCAAGAACTACTGAGATGGGAACTTGCAGACAATAAAGAAAATAAAATAAATATCGTAGCTTTGTCGAAGAACGCCTACCTCATGGCTGATGAGATGATAAAGGTGGGTGATAGAATTAATGCATTACCTGAAGACATTGAAAATATAGCATAATGGCAACGAGAGTATTATACAACCTGAAAAGAAGAAAAGACCTTATTGATGATGGGTACTTTGAAGTAAAAAAGCAGGCAGCGAATATAACTGATCTGATGCTGGCACGATTATATAAAGACCCCACAATGACAACGGACAGATTCTTTAAAAGTGTAATATCACATAACAATGACTTCAATATTGAGGAAGATGTTATATGGTTTTATACAACGGAATTTAAGCCTGCAATGATAGATCACGATTTTTAAACTAAAAACAAAAACGAAATGAACAAAGTAATATTATGTGGTAACTTAGGCGCAGATGCTGAAGTTATTGGCAATGCCCTGAAATTATCAGTAGCAACAACATCAAACATCAAAAAAGGCGATGCATGGGAACAGAAGACAGAGTGGCACAATGTAGTAATAACAAAAAGGAATGATTGGCTGGAAGAACACCTCACCAAAGGATCAAAGGTTCTTATCGATGGCAAGATAACATATTCAAATAAAGATGGTAAATACTACACCAATATCATCGGCAACGTAACTGTGTTGAGCAGGGAAGAAAAGAAAGTAAAAGAAACACAAGCAGACTTTGTTGATAATGACAACCTCCCGTTCTAACGAATATGATCTACAGAGAGCAGTATGTAAGTACCTGAAGTATAAATACCCTGAAGTATTATTCAGGTCTGATTTAGGAGGTATCAGGATGACGAAAGGGCAGGCCATTAAATACTCAAGGTTGCAACATAGTAGTGGCTTCCCTGACCTCATAATATACTATCAATCAAAGGGCAAATGTGGTCTGGCGATAGAGTTAAAGACAAAGCCCGTATATAAGATCAATGGTGAATTATATAAAGATACTCACCTAGAAAAGCAGTCAAGAATATTAGAATATCTCAGAGAGCAGAACTTTGAAGCAGACTTTTGCGTAGGAATAGACCAAGCTATTGAAAAAATTGATAACTACCTATGCTGAATCATAAGACAATATCCCAGATGTATGTCAAAGCTTATAAGGTCTTCCTTGTATGGCTTAAAGAAAAGAAGAAGTTCGATTATGAATTTGATATCGAATACATAAACAGTTTAAATGGATCATACCTAAAGTATCATATGAGAGATTTGTATGACTTCTTTGATGATAATGATATAAACATCGAAGTGTATAAAGAGCATGTGATGGGTGATAAATATTCTGTCAGGTGGTGCTTCGACTGTGGCCTGATAGTGAGTAAGGGATATGAAACGAGGTTGTATGCTGAGTGGGCAGCCTTTAAGACAGGATTCAAAGAATTAGAGAAGAGGCTATGATATCACCATATGTATATGTTGGCTTAGTAAGTAAAGACAGTAAGGTATATAATGAGAAGAAGCTGATGGGGTCGCTGGTAACAATAACGGCTAAGATATTTGAGATAAAAGAGAGTGAGGTGATGTCAAGTAAAAGGACAAGGCTATATGTTCAGGCAAGGACAGTAATAGCGCACATATTAAGACATAAATACAAGCTGCCTTTTAAGAGCATAGGGCTGGCAATGGGTAAGGATCACTCAACAGTAATACATATGATCAACAACCATAAGCACGACATAGAATGGTGCGAAGCATATAAAAAGAGATGTACACAAATAGAAAGACTGCATACGTGTTAGAATTTAAAACATATTACTACCCCTTTTCATTCGATGAGCCAGAGTCTATAAAGACAAGAATAGAGATTCATAAAGATGGCAAACATATCGAAACTGAAGATTTTACGTATATTGTAGAGGAAGAAGAACTTGAGGGGTACAAACAATTTAAAACAGAACAAGATGAACCCTGCTGATGAGATCAATAAACTATTATATAAAGAAACAGACTTTAGTAGTGAGGCGAATTTCAATAAGACGATAACGATAAAGGTGACAACAGAAACATATAACAGATGGAAAGAACTAAATGAAAAGATAAGTAAAATCATGGAGTACGAGAATGAGTCAAAAGTGTTTGAGTTTGCAGTAATAGAAACATTAAACCTACCGATATTTTGAAGATGATACTACAAGAGCAATGGGATGCAGTAATACAGGCTATAAGTAGCGGACTGAAGAAGAAAGATGCTATTGAAATAGCAGGTATAAGTGAAACGGCATTCTTTGACAGACAGAAAGATGATGCGGATTTTTCGGAGTTAGTTAAAAAGGCAGAATTAGCTTTTAAGTTAAGGCACATCAAGAACATAGAAGAAAAGAGTGATGACAATTGGCAATGTTCGGCATGGCTGCTGGAAAGGAAGTTTAAAGGTGAGTTCGGTAAAGAGCAAAAGGTTGAGCATACCTTTAATCCAATAAAAGAAATTAATATAACAGAGAATGGCAGACCTAGACTTGAACACGACAACGATATTCAAGAGGAACAGAACGGCACAGAGTGACATAGTAATTAATAGAGGGGGTACGAGGTCATCAAAAACCTATTCCCTTTGTCAGTTGATGTGCTTTAAGGTTGTTACAGAGCCTAACAAAAAGATTATCATAGCAAGAAAGACATTCCCTGCTTTAAG